CTCGACTTAGGAGCGCCTTTAGATCCTGGTTTACGCATACGTTCACCAGAGCCTTCTTTGATACGCTTACGTTTAGCGTGAATGTTAGCGTAGAGTCCTTGTTTAGCCATTACCATTTAACCTTATCAGCCCAGTAGGCTGCACTCATTTTACCTTTGGCTATGTTCTTAGCGTGTCTAGCTTTGAACGACTTTTGTCTTGCTGTAGGCTTCTTGTCACCACTAACGCCCTGTTGTCCAAACCTAATGGTTTTAACTTTGTCGCCTTCCTTGGCTACTACGACATGGCTTTTACTTGGATGATTAGGCGTCTTCTTCGGTTTGTTGTACCCGCTTACTCCTGCTCGTTCCAGTCTTGGGTCCTTCTTTTTGCTCATTGATTTGTACCTCCAGCATCTTGAGTTTCTTCTCGATTAAACGGAATCGTTCCTCCAGATGTTCGTCCACTAGGCTGGTTAGTTTGAGTACGTCTTTGTGAGTCATTAGCATTGTTGTTCATCCCTCGTGCTTTAATGTTAAGATCTTTTTCTTTTAACGCTAGATTAGCTACTTTAAGACGACGTTCAAATTCCTTGTCATCTTGTACACCTTGCTCTAAGTTGTTAGACGCTACACGCATCATATCAATCTCTAACTCAGTAGGTACTGATTCAGCATCTACACGGTACTTAAAGGCTCGTGCCTTAGATTCCTCTGCTTGTGCTGCAATAGCGTCTGTCTGAGCCTGCTGGAAGGCCATCTGTAGCTGTTGAGCCTGCATCTGCATCTGTTGCTGCTGAGGATCAGGCTGAGAGGCTTGCTGTAGTGTCGCTAGTAGCTCTTCTCGGTTATTTAGGTTCATGTTGTCAACAATGCTATTAATTAGAGCAGGGTACAGCGGTGACTCAGGTGACATTGTTTGTAACAACTGGGTTAACTGTGTTACTTCGTACTCACGAGCAATAATACCTAACGTAGACGAAGCGTTAAACTTGTAGTCAGCTACTGGGTAGTTCTCTGGATCAAACTGCATATAACGATAAGCAGCTTTCTTAACAAAAGGTAACAAGAAAGACTGTTGGAAGTTAATTAGAGTACGTTTGTGACGCTTAATAATAGCCCCAAGAGACATAGAAATGCCAGCAGCAGTTGCTTCTCCGTTAACTTGACCTGCGAGACCTGCTGAGTCAACTGCTCCAGTTGCTTGTTGAACCATTTGCTGCAACGCTGCAGCTTGGGCAAAAGTGATCTGTGATACTTGTCCGAAATTAAAAGGATGTAGAACCTCACGCGGATCTCCTTGTGTTAAAATCATCTTACCTGGGCGAATCTCTGGCCGAGCACCGCGTGGTAGCCGTGTGGAGTCAATAGCCATCATAGGATGCACTGTGAGGGCCAGAGCGTCGATACGAGCGCGAATTTCGGTGTCTAAGGCCTTCTGGCTGTTGTAACCTTTTTCGCACACACCGCGCCCCCAGAAGCGTCCGGGGACTACATCCCAAGGGAAGGCTACTACAGGACGATCTTGCATCATGTAAGGGTTTTCTTCAGCTTTCAACAAGAAGCCACCGTTAGCAATAACAACAATAGCTTCTACGTAACGACCCTCTTGTACAATCTCGTCTACTTCTTGTTCTAGGACTTCTCGTGGTACAAGACCGTAGTACTTAGTTAGTCGTACTTTGTTTTCAGCAAATACAGATAGTTCTTGGTCAGGCTCTAGGTCTGTATCAGGGTAGGCTTCACCGATGTGACCTTCACGGTAAACACCTTGCTCCTGAAGCAGTTCTACTTGATGTAAAGAAACAAACTCATCTACAGCTACACCCATAGCATCTTCGATAGACGTAGCTACAGGGTCAATGAGGAAGTTCTGGGGCATCACAGGTTTTAACTTAACGACTACTCGGTCCTCAATGTTAACCCCTACTGCCGTTAGGTCACCTTCCATAAGAGGTTGAGCAGCAGGCTTCATCTCTTTTATTTCTTCGATGACAATCTCACCAATACCTGTACCAAACACAGCAGCATTGATTAGACACTCAGCTACAGCCTTACGTACCTTAGTGTTCTCAAAATCCTCTGTTAGTTTGTTACGTAGGTACATAACGTCTTGACGCTCGTTATCACCCATGTTGTCACTAATATCAAAAAACTTGCCTCTACCAAAGGTAGCTTCTTCTAGTTCAGCTACATTAGATTCTACTGCTTGTTGTAGAGCTGGACTAATGATGCGACTACGCTCAGAGCTACGTTCCATATCAGCAGGATCCCAAATACCCCTCCATAGACGGTAGTATTCATCAAACTTTTCTTCGTAGTTGCTCTCAAAATGATGACGCCAATCTTCGCACTGCGTCATAACCCAGTCAGTAACAGACTGTTCCATCATTATAGTTTCATAGTCCATACTAGCACACCTTAAATTTGTTTGATTTGCGAATATTTTCTTCGGCTGTTAAAATTTGTAAATTATGTTCTGTATGTAAACCACACACTAAAGGGTGCTGAAGAGGTACAATATGATCTACTTGAAATTTTGGTTTTATACCAACCGCTTCAAAAATACTATTAGCTTCTTTTGCGTTTTTGTATAAATCTTGTATGTATTGCTTATCAGACCATTTTACTTCTGCATTTTTCTTCATAGCTCTTCGCTTTGCTATTCTATATGATCTAGGTATTTTGTTTTCTTTTCGTTGTTTTTTGTATTTTTCAAGAGGAATATGACCTTTTGCTCTGTTGTGTTTTTCTGAAACCTTTAATCTATTTTCTCTGTAAGGTCCTTGATTTCTTACGTATTCACAAGATTTACAAGCTGACCTATATCCGTCTTTCATTGCCTTACGTTTGTAATACTCACTATATGGTTTTTCTTGTAAACAAACACTACAAGTTTTCATCTTAGTATCCAGAGTAAGCGTCTAAAGGTTCAAAGTCATCTATCTCAAAGTCGTAACTGTAGGCAACTTTAGCTAGCTGATCAATGTAAGCCAGAGCGTCAATTAAATCATCGTGTGTTAGAGGGTCTGGAAACTGAAAGAGTTGGTCTAAAAACCGCTCGTTCCATGAACCTTTGTTTAGTGTAATAACACCGTTTTCAAATCTACCTTGTAATGCCCACATAACTCTATCTGTCTTTTTCTTGTTACCGTGAGTAAGTTCTTCAACCCTAAAGAAACGCCCGTACTGCTTCATTAGGTCCATAAGGGGCGACATAACGGCTTGTTTAGCGATACCACGTTCAATACCAACAGAAACAGGTCTGTAGTCTCTAACAACGTTAAATATCTTAGCGGCTGTTTGACCTAAGTCCCAGCGTCCGTGTATAATGTCTTTAACAAACCAGCCGTTGTGACTTACTTTAACAACAGCTATGGCCGTTTCGTCTAACCTAGAGTTTTTAGATTTTTTCTTACCGACTTCTTCAAATCCCGCCAAATCGATGGCAATATAATATTCACCATCTTCTGGCTCTTCTCCAAATTGGACCCAATCTTCTCTGAACATTTCTGAGCCTTTTGACTCAAAGGATGCCATAAATTCTTGTCTAAAAGCGTAGCTAGACATTGATCGTTTTGCTGCATTGATTTCTTCCTTTTTTAGAAATGGGTTGTCGTAACTTGTAAAATGATACGAAGACCACTCAGGATCTTCTGAAATCTCACCGTACTTATAGAGGTCGTAAAAATGGTTCCTGCCTTTTGGCGTTCCGATAAACAACGCTGGTCCTTCTAGGTCTGACAGAGCTGGTCTAAGAATCTCCTCAAAGACCTCTGGTTTCATGTCAGCGTATTCGTCTAACACAACGTAGTTAAGACTTAAACCACGCATAGTGTCTGGACGGTCTGAACCACGTAGTCCTATAGTTTGTCCGTTAATTAACTCTATGTCTAAGTTGTTAATATGGGACTTTTTAATAACAGGATGTGCAATTTCTAGTAGTTGACGCCATAGAATTTGACGAGCCTGATTCTGTGTAGGCGCTACGTAGATTGTCCACCCTTTGTTTGACTGTAGGGCGTTAATTAACAGTGTCCAAGCAGCCAAATAAGACTTACCACAACGTCTACCAGCAGCTACAACCTTAAATCTAGCTTGGTCGTTGTAAACCTGCTGCTGCCAAGGTGTAAACTGTACATCAAGCTCCACAGTTAGGCCCCATTGAAGTTAACAAAGGTTGCTGGAGCCTCTAGGAGGTCAAAAGTAACTACAAACTCCATATCGCCAGCAGAGCCTGTAGACGCCTTTATAACGTCTCCTGCTTGAAGCACTATAATACCATCAGAAAACTGTAAATACTCCTTAGAACTGATGTTAGTGCCTCCTATGATGTATAAATCAGTGCCATCGGCCTTATCAACGTAAACGGTAGCATCATCAGTCGAACCACCTAAGTTAGCGATAAACAATAATGACCAGTGGGCTACGTAACCACTAGGAATTGTGACTATAGAGGCTACGTCTGTAGTTGTTACGTTAGCGTTCTTTGTATATAACATTTTAGTACGTCCACATAACAGGTGTAGTTGTTCTTGTGTCTACGTGAACAAAGGTTTTAGCTACACCTATGCCTGTAAACCCTAGTTTTAGTGCCTCTGTAACAATGTGATAACGCTGCTGACCATTAGTTATTTTTATATCAGCAGCAATACCTTGGCTGTGGGAGCCGGGAGAGGACTTACGGGCTTCTATAGGATGCGACGGACTTCGGTACCCGCTTGTTATAATGAAGGGAAAGCCACAGGCGTGTCTGAGATTGTCCAACTTTACTAGAAAGTCTGGGTCCATACGGTTTTCCCCTGTGTGGCTACAGGAGAATTCGTCTATTTTAAAGTAATCTAGTTCAGTCATCTATTTTAGTCTCGTAGTCAGCCTCTATGTAGTCTTGTTGGTTGTCTTCTTCAGGTGAACCAGAGACACTAACGTCACCACCTATACCACTAATGTTAAT